TGGCTTTGACCTTGAATCCGGAGGATCTAGCAATCTGGAGACGGTGGAAGGATCAAATCATGGACAGGTTGAAGTGAAGCTCTGGTTGACGATGCTGGCAATAGGCTTTGTCTCGGCCTTCCTTTGCTGGGCTGTGTTGTCGATTGGTCCGAGACGGAGGAAGCCGTGAAGTCATGTCAGGTAGTTTGGGGGAATGGACGAGAGCACCAATGCACCAAGGACTTGGGTCACCGCGGAAGCCATGTTTGCGCGTGCAACCTACGCAAGCCCAGGAGGAAGCGATGACCTACGCTCTAGCCTTAGCCCTGATCCTCATAGCCCTGCATCTAGGTAATCGTATCTCCAAACTTCGTGAAGTAGAACAGTTGAGACGTCATGCCGAACGTGAAGGGATTCGTCAGGAATGGACTATGCATCCTTGGGAATCTGGCTCAGTACCTACCACTGACCGACCGGTAGGTAAGCCTTTGAGACTGGTTCCAAAGCGTGAGCCGGTAGCATTCAGGGGGAGGAGATGAGCGCAAGCGAGGTCTTTGGCCTGGGCGAGAGAGCAGTAGCTCGCAGGACTGACCCGGAGACTTCTCACGAGGCCGCAGAGAGCGTCAAGAACATCTCAGATCTTCAACGAATGATTTGGGACTACTTTGAGCTTTGGGGACCACATACTGACGAGGCCATGTACGAGGCTATGGACTGTAAGGGCTGGGTGAGTCCATCGGGGTTTAGAAGCCGGCGTGCTGAACTGGTGGCCTTGGGTAAGCTCGAATGGTCTGGAGGGTATGGGGAGACGGAGAGCGGACGCAAGGCAAGGATCTGGAGAGCGGTAAAGGGGTGACTCGTCAACGTCGATGGCAGTTGCGGAAGATAGCCCAGGGTAAGTGTTCGATTTGTGGATGTAAGCCTTTGGATACCGGGGATAGGTGTGAGGAGTGTGCAGACGTGGACAAGGTAAGAAGCAAGAGCAAGAAGCCAAAAAGGTCCGCATGATTATTCTTGACTTGTAATGGAAACCGCTTACACTGATCCGGTGACAGGATTCACCAAGCTGTTCTCGACCATCATCCATTCGACGGTCTGGCGGGAAGACATGCATGTCAAGGTGGTCTGGGTAACGCTGTTGGCAATGGCTGATCGGAATGGCCGGATCTGGGCTTCCGTTCCGGGCTTGGCCGATGCATCTCGGGTATCCCTTCCACAGTGCCGGGAAGCTCTCGCCAAGTTATCCGGGCCTGATCCTGACAGCCGCACGAAGACCAACGAGGGACGCAGGATCAAGGAGATTGACGGCGGCTGGGAACTGCTCAACTATCTGAAATATCGCGAGATGCGTAGCGAGGACGAGCGTAGGCTTCAGACCCGCGCTGCCGTCCGGAGATTCCGTCAGAAGAAAGCAGAGCAGCTTACTGTAAGCCTCAGTAAGCCAGAGAAAGCCCAAGCAGAAGAAGAAGCAGAGAGAGAGAACGTAGGTACGGAAGGAAAGCCCCTCCCTCCATTCCTGCCTGCGGCTGATCGAACCGAGAAGGCAATCCGTGACAGCACCGAAGGACTCCGCTCAGAACTCTACGGACTCATTGACGAGATGGTTGGAAAAGACCCCGAGCAGCGAGATCCCACTCAACTCATGCGCTTGGTCACGAGTTACGAAAAGAACGGCAAGACGATTGGTGGTGTGGTCAATGCGGGGCTGTTGACGTTCGAGCGGTTGGAGAAGTCGATAGCGGATGCCAGATGGCACCTTTCGGAATGGGGAAAGAATGGCCCGAAGCCTTCAGCCACTCATTGATAGTGGTCGGTTGGGATACCGCGAACCAGACGAACCCCCCGATGAACGTCCATGCATCGTCCGTGCTCCGTTCTGGCGAGACAAGTCCGAACAGTTGACCTATGAGCATGCCGTACAGACCAATCCTCGGAAGTCTGGAGAGGGTCCGATGGCCTACATCCAGCGGATCGCAGAACTGGTAAAGGGGAAACTGCAAGGTGTGCAGTCGATGCCGAAGGTCGAACGCGAGGAGTGGTGGGACAAGTGACTGAGGAGAACGGTAGACCCTGTAAGCCTACGCAGAACGAGCATGCGGAATGGCTCAGGGTTGCTCGCGAGAACTTGCAGCATCCCAACGAAACGTTCAGGGCCTATATTGATAGGCTCTTGAGGATCGTAGAAGGCTAGGAGAGAAAGAAGTGAAATACAAACTGATTCACGAGGACTGCGAGGAAATCGCCGGCTATCTGGCGCGTGTGGATGTTCCCATGGATACAGGTCCGGCTGATTTTCGCTGGAGTGATGGCACCCAGCCGGAGTACAAGACCCATCCGGGCGTGAAGTTGATCTGCGAGCATTGCAAGAAGGGCATCAATCCCAACAACATCACACTGAGGCGTGCCAGTTGAGACTGAAGAAGCCCAAGAAGCCGAGTAAGTCCAAGCTCAAGCGTCAGGCTGACCGTTTGTTCTCGCTGATCATTCGGAGCCGTGCACACTGTGAGCGATGCGGGACGACGAATAATCTTCAGTGCGCCCACGTCTTTTCAAGGCGGTATCTTGGGACGCGATGGAACGAGGAAAACGCGTATTGCCTCTGCGCGGCCGATCACGTGTTCTATACGCATCGGCCGATTGAGTGGGAAGATTGGTGCATCAAGCGCATGGGCCTTATGGAGTGGGAGATATTGAGGGGTGCAGCTTTGATTGTCACGAAGCCTGACTATCCCATGTTGGTTGAGAGCCTGAGACAACGAGCGCATCAGTTGGGGATAGCAGCGTGAGACTAGGTTCAAGGAACTGGCGCGCTTGGTTGCGAGAGGGGTTTCCTAAATCAACCCTACCTGGGCAGTTGATGGAGCCTTTCCTTTCTCGTGAGCGGCAACTCCGGAACTGCCATTCCGAGCCAATCCGCCAGTTCCTTGAGCTTGGTCAAAACCGTTGACTCTCTCGGATTAGGAGCGGAGAATGCTTAGCAAATGGACGGCGGCCAAATGGTGATCGGCGGCCCAAGTTTGCACTGTAGTTGGTCCGAATTAAGTTGCCGGGATCAAGGCCAGACCCCCTATCCGAAGACCTGGATAGACCGCGCCATTGCACTCGCGGCTGAGTTTGAATCCATCCGTGAAGCCTGCGCTCGATTCATGGCTGTAGACGAAGCCCCCATAGACATAATCAGCGCCTACCGAACTCAGGCACAGAACGCCAAGGTTGGAGGAGTAGGAGCGAGTCAGCATCTATTCGGCCGGGCTTTGGACTTAGCGCCGCCGGCAGGGATGCTGGTCGAGGACTTCGGGAAAATTTGCCTAGAGCAAGCGAACAAGCGCGGAATCATTCGCGGAGTGGGGCTTTATCCCTCTGAGGGGCCGAGAGGCCATGTCCACATCGATATTCGGCCAGAAGTGACGCTAGCGACGTGGAGGGGCTGATGTCTGGTGATTTCCCTGTCTCCAATGACTTTCCAATGGAAGGCTTTTCTTCCATGTGGTCCTTTCCGTTTGTGCAATACGGTCGCTGGATAGATGGGGTTTGGTATCCGCTTAATCTTTCTAGTCCCCTACCGGCCGGGCCGACCGGTAATCTGGAGGTGTCAATACCCGATAAAACTGTAAGCGCTACAAGCGCCCTGGAGAGCCAAACCCTGTCCGGTCCTGCTCTCCAGGGAATTATGCCCGATTTGCCGGTGTGGTTGCTATAGGGGGTTGAGTGAGACGAGCGTTGGCTTTAGGCGTTTGGTTCCCATGGTCGATGGCGTTGATTCTGGCTTCTAGTCTCAAGTCCTGCGACAAACCCTCTCCGGAGGTCTGCAAGGCTTGTTTGGAGCATCCAGAGCTTCCGGGGTGCGCTGAGGTCATCAAGGCTTGCCAGATCCCCCCAACGACCACGACGACCACGACGAGGCCCCCGGACCCGACTCCTACTCCGACGCCTACGCCGGTCCCTACGCCCCTCCCGACACCGGTACCGACTCCTACCCCTCGGCCGACCTGTACAGGGCCTCTAAACGCATCCTGGAGCGGTCCGGGGCCTACTACGCTGGCACTCGGACCCATGGTCAACCGGGTCATGAGTGATCTGACGGGTTGTTCGGAGGGTTCGGACTGCTTCCATGGTGAAGGACCCGGAGAGCAAGGGGCTCAGAAATGGATGGCCCGAGTTAACGCTGAGTTGAGAAAGCGCGGGCTCTGTGCTGTTCAACATGAATTAGGGATCACGGACGAGATAGCGGTTAACACCGTCTGTGACGGACCATTCGAGGGCTACCACGTTGCCAATTTCGGTTCCGGGAAAGTCGTTTGGTCCCCTGGAGCCGCTAGACCTAGTTGGATTCCTACAAAGGGTGTATGCTCTATAGATTCCGGTCCTACCCCGACTCCCACGCCGACACCCACCCCCACTCCGGGGCCGACGCCGACCCCGGGGCCTGCCTGTCCTATTCCGCCGCCGGGGGAGAATTGGGTCGCTGACGCGAAGCCTCACGGAGGTCAACAGATTGACATTACGCCCTACGTAGGCAACCCGACGCATACGATCAATCAGCCGTGGATTGGGTGCGGGGTCAATCGATGCGCGTTGTCATGTGAAAAGGGGGACATAGCCTGCGCGTGCCAGAAAAGCCTCTTTGGAATCGTTCCAGTTTTCAGCACGACGGGGGGAGTCTGCACGATCATCCAAAGGGAGGATTCACCGTTTACCGTTAAGGTGGCAACGGGCTCGTGTGCTCTCTTCGTTCGGGGTTCAGTGCCTGGTTCTCCACAGCTTGGGCCATGGGAGGTTAAAGCTGCGGTTCCGGCGTGTAACGTAGGAACGAATGGGCTTTGTCAATGACTTCGGATGCGAGTCCACGACCTAGCTCAGTAGGTCGCGAGTGATGAGATCCTGCTCGTTGCTCGCCTCGCATTCCCCCCAACCCTCAAAGCTCATGCTTGAAAACCTGGCCAAGGCTGAGAAGTTAGACCCCATGGAAAGACTGATGTATCTAGCTGCGATTGGGTTACTATTGGTGGTAGCGGTGAAGCCACCGAAGGAGACGAAGTGAGAATTGCCTTTGTCGTTCTGGTCTTTGCGCTTCTGGCGGTTGCTTCACAGACCAAGACTCAGCCTGTGACCTTCGATCTGGACAGTCACTGTTCTGGCTGTGCTCACAACTGCTGCTGACATGGACAAGGTTCTAGACTTCATCCACAGTCACAAGGGCTGGGCCGCGGTGGCTCTCTTGTTTCTAGCCGGCGGATTCAAGGCAACAGGGCATGAGAACATCTCGGACTCCATCTTGGGGATTGGTACTCTCCTGAAATTGGGGTTCCTGCCGGACGGTCCGAAGCCCAAGGTAGAAGCTCCGGATGCCTGAGACGGTGGAAATCCGCAGATTCAGCGACTCAGCACTTCAAGCGCAGATAGACAAGGTGCTAGCCTTGGTACCAGCGGACAAAGCAGTAGCCGTCGTGGCTCATGCTGATACTCAGGGAGCAGCGCTTACAGCAATGGTTAGACTTGGTGATCAATGGTCTATCCTCGCGGCGGCTTACAAACCCTACAAGGGCAGTCTCAGCGCAGAGGCGGAATTGGTGTGGACGCCATAAGGCTTGTTCAACCGAGAGAACGCAAACTCAGCACAGGGAACATAGCGCGGCTCACGGATGGCTACATAGGAGACGTGAAACGGCTAACGCAGAGTATCAATCTGGTAAGGGGATCCAAGACTGAGGAACAGCCAGATTGGAAGCACATAGCCCCTCGGTGGTTTCTCCTGTTGGTGATCATCCTTGGTGCTGGAGTCGTGGGAGCACTCGTCTCAAGGCTTCAGATGTTCCGAGACGCACAGATAGAGCACTTGAGCGCTTCGATAGCCGATGCTCCGACTAAGTATCAGGCAAGACTCTCTGAGCGTGTAGCGGTGGTAGAGGCTCAGACCCAGCAGTTGACAGGATCGGTCAATGCGCTGAGTACGAGGGTGGATTTACAGACCCAGGCGACTCATGAACTGACGTTGCAGTTGAGACTGCTCACGGCGGAAATGAAAGCGAGGCGATGATTGGCGAAGAAGAAGGGCAGTAAGAAAACAACGAAGCCGAAGCCTAGACCCGCTGATGCTGAACCGGGAGGCGGACAAACCGGAGGCGGCGGTGGTGGAGGTCGCTAACACTCGCATAGATCGAGCGTCCTTGGCTTTGGCTCTAGCGATAGCCTGCTCCCATCCCAAGCCCCTCCCTCCAACTCCGCATAGATGGCTCACCGACAACGTAGGCTTGCTCGATCCAAAGACAGTCAAACGCCTGGATGAAGCTTTGGAAGCCTATGAAAAGCGCAGCAAACATCAGGTCTTCGTCTGGATAGGAGACTCAACCAAAGGCGAACCCTATCAGGACTTCACGTTTCGAGTTTTCAATGCCTGGGGAATAGGCCGTGAGAACTATGATGATGGAGTAGTCCTCTGGCTCTTTGCCCGTGATGACATGCGCTGGATCACGGTAGGCTACGGACTAGAGGCAGCGATTCCAGACCGTGAAGCCGTGAGAATCTGCCGTGAGGTCATGAAGCCCCACATCCAGAAGGGACGGTACGACGAAGCTGTAGATGTTGGAGTAGGTGCTATCATCAAGGCGATAGACAGTTGGGAGAAGCGGTGATTGGGAGAAACCGAGAAGATCATTGGTCTAGCCCTAGCCGTGATCAGTGCCTTGGTAGCTTTGGTTACATGGCTGATCAAGCGCAAGAACGGCCACAGCGAAACCTTGGATCTTCACAGGCTGAATGAGCACTACAAGATGGGTCATGCTCACGGAAACGCCATCCAAGCCCACGATTACAGAATCCTCGCTTTGGAGAAGGCCCAGGAGGACCAAGAGGACCGCTTGAGACTCTTGGAAGCACGGAGTAAGCGATGAGTATACTTTGCATGCTGTGGCTAGCTGCCTTTATCGGGACCATCCTTGCAGGCTTCGGTAAGTGCCCCCTGTGGGTTCCAGTGCTGTTGATCAGTATCGCAGGCTTGATCAACTGTTGGCCATTGAAATAGTTATGCCCTGGTCGCGCAGCCAAATGAAACTCGCGCAGGCCGTAAAACACGGATTCAAGCCTACCGGCAAAGCCGCAGGATTCTCTAAGTCATTTGCAAATCAAGTGATAGCAGAAGGAACCAAAGGAGAGAACATGAGCGCAGTCATCGAACGTGGCAGCTACAAGAATGGTGGCAAGGTCAAGGAAACCGGTAAAGCCTTGCTACACAAGGGCGAAGTAGTGCTCACAGCCAAACAAGCCAAGAAGGCCAAGAAAGCCGGCTTCGACTGGAACGCAGGCACGTAACGACAAAAAGTGCCAAGTGACGTTGCAGTTCTGATATTGCCAATGTTGCAGAGTTACAACAATGCCATTCGTAAAGGGTAAGAGTGGCAATCCCAAGGGAAGAACCAAGGGAACCAAAGCCAAGAAGACTCTTGCCAAGGAAGAGGCACGGGAGATCCTGCGTCAACAAGTCATGGCCGAAATGGGGCCTATGACTGAAGCTCAGATCAAGAACGCCAAGGGCATCAGTTACTTGGTCTACCGGGACAAGAAGGGCGGCAAGTTCGCCAAGGTCAAGGAGTCTGAGGCAGAGGCCATCCTGGGCGACGATAACGTGATCGTAGAGGTTTGGGAGGAACGTCCCAGCGTCCAGGCTTACACAGACCTGATGAACAGAGCTTTGGACAAGCCCAAGGAACAGCCAGTAGAGGTTGACCTTACGGTGACGGGCTTGGATGAGCGTATCAGGGTAGCAAGGCAGCGTGCCAGCGGTAGCTAGCCAGACCGCCGAGGATGCCCTTGTAGAGGCCGCAGGAGCCTTCTATGCAGATCCACTTGGGTTCACCCTCTACAGTTACCCCTGGGGCGAGCCAGGGCCTTTAAAGGACCATCCCGGGCCCGATGACTGGCAGCGGGAGTTCCTGACCGACCTAGGTAACGAGGTCAAGGTTCACGTAGGCAAGAAGGCTCCGTTCATGCCCATTCGCCGTGCTATAGCGAGTGGTCACGGAATCGGGAAATCTACCCTAGTGGCGTGGTTGGTCGATTGGCTGATGGTCACGAGGCCAGAGACCCACGGAACAGTCACAGCCAACACCTTCGACCAGTTGGAGACGAAGACCTGGGCCAGCATCCAGAAGTGGACCAAACTGTGTATCTTCAGCCATTGGTTCGAGTGCAACACAGGTAAGCTCTATGCCAAGGGACGCAAAGAGGATTGGTTCTGCCATCCAGCAAGCTCTAAGGAGGAGAACAGCGAAGCCTTCGCCGGTCAGCACTCTGAACAAGGCTCCAGTGTCTACTTCTTTGACGAAGACTCAGCCATTCCAGACAAGATCCATGAGGTAGCCGAGGGAGGACTCACGGACGGTGAGCCCATGATCTTCCTATTCGGCAACCCCACGAGGAACAGCGGACACTTTCATCAAGCCTGTTTCGGTTCCGGACGTGATCTGTGGCATCCGAGATCCATCGACTCAAGGTCTAGCCGTTTCACAAACAAGGCACTGATTCAGGAGTGGATAGATACCTATGGTGAAGACTCAGACTTCGTTCGCGTCCGTGTTAGGGGTCTCCCTCCGAGAGCCTCGGAGCTTCAGTTCATTGATCAAGAGAGAGTGTGGCAGGCCCAAAAGCGTGCCTTACCTACCGTCTTTGGAGATGAGTCCCTCATTGCCGGCGTTGACGTTAGCGACGGAGGTAGTGCCTGGAACGTGGTCAGGTTTCGCAGGGGAGCAGATGCGCGCTCGATATCTCCCATCAGGGTCCCGGGGGAAAAGGTAAGAGGGGATCGCGGACCGTTCCTGGGGAAGCTGGTTGAGGTCTTGAACGAGGATCATGACGGGCACAAGGTAGCGGTGATGTTCATAGACTCAGCCTTCGGTGCTCCGTACGTCGAGAGACTTCATGTCATGGGCTACAAGAACGTGCAGGAAGTGAGATTTGGATCTGAAAGCCTAGACGTACATCAGGCCAATCTGAGAGCCTACATGTGGGCCAAGATGAAGGAGTGGCTGAGTCATGGAGCGATTGATCCCAAGGACCAGAAACTAGAAACGGATTTGACTGCTCCGGGTTACCATATCAACAAGCAGGACAAGTTGGTGATTGAGAGCAAAGAGGACATGCTGAAGAGAGGAGCAGCGAGCCCGGACGATGGAGATGCTCTGGCGCTAACGTTTGCTGCTCCGGTGGGACCGAGTGTGGTTAAGAAACAGTCTGTGCCCATGCCTGCCGAATGGCAATGGAGTTAGGTCTTGTCCCCGCTAAGCATCCTAGCGGCCGGCGCTCTGCGTCGGGGCTTCTCTGACCGGCCTAGCGTCCGGGTGGATTGCAACGCAGACGGTGCCCGAGCCAGTGTGGAGGGTCAACCTTTGAGTCTAGTCAACTCAATGCTCCACAGGCGCAATCGTTGCCTGAGAGGTGGGCTTCAGGCATGAATCCTCGTTGTCTGGTTCGTCACGACTACCGATGGGAGATCACGCACCGAGACCCCTTTACGGTCAGACGAGTCTGCATAGCCAAGGACTGCGGCTATAAGGGTCCAACCGTCTCGACCAAGTTGCGGATTCAGACCTCAGCCAAGTGTGACTTCTGCTTTCAGGCTTCTGGGACGTGGAGAACCTATGCAGACGGTACAATAGCCTGTCTAAAGTGTGTCATCCGAGCGAAAGAGAAGGCGGGTTAGATGGCTGGAGTTGATCGAGTCCTAGTTGCTGGTGAACCTGCCAAGACTATCTCTGCTCCGGCTCAGACTTCCGTGGGAACTACTGCGGGTCTAGTTCTACCGCTCAATGAGAAGCGTAAGGGCTTCTGGCTTCAGAACACAGGATTAACGGTTCTAAAGTTGACGTTTGGGTCTACAATGCCTACACAGACCGTGTATCACGTTGCGCTGAAGGCAGCTACGGGAGCCGATGACGGAACGGGAGGGTCCTACTTTGAAGCTGCGTGGGTAGGTCCAGTCAATGCCATTTCGAGCGGTGCTGGTGGAACGTGCGTCATAGCCGAGGTCATGACCGGAAATGTCAATTGGAACCTCACTAGTGATTGGGGAGTGTAGGTGTTTGCGTTAGTCCGAGGATTGTTCGGAGAGGGTGGAGGTGGGACTCCAGGCCCGGCTGGTCCTCCCGGTGCGGACGGTGCTCCTGGGGCCAATGGAGTCGATGGAGCGCAAGGCCCTCCCGGGTTAGATGGGCAGGACGGCCAAGATGGTCTAATCGGAGCCAATGGAGCAGACGGAGCACCGGGGATACAAGGGGTTCAAGGGCCTCCGGGAGCACAAGGGGAGGATGGGGAGCCCGGTCCAATGGGCCCTCCGGGGCCTACAGGACCACAGGGACCAGCGGGAGGGGGAGGAAGCGCTTGGACTACGGTAGAACAGAATCTAGGTTCTACAGCATCGGTATCGGGGCACTTCGTGCTGACCGATGCTGCAATCAGTTCTACGTCCAAGGTGATTGTTCAGCAAGCTCCTGGGCCATATACAGGCAAGGGGACGTTAGCGGACGAGGCTACGATGGACACGCTTTGGTGTGTAGCTGAGCCTCAGACCGGACAAGCGGTGGTTTATTGGAGAGTCAATGGGTATCTGACTCTGGTTCCGAACCTGCCCGATACGCCTAGACTCCAGCCGCTCAATAATTCCACTATCTCTGATAGATTCCCGGGAGATATTCCGACGCTCATTGGCAAGGTGCGAGGCAATGTGAAGTTCAGCTATCAGGTGGCCTAAATGGCGGTATTGGAAGGCGGAACTTCTGCGGCACTGGCTGATGTTGGAGCGGCGGCAGCTTCACCACTTCACGTCAACACCAAACCAACACCTTATGGTGCTCTTGGACATTACTCGGTAGCCGTCTCGACGGGAACGATAGCTGCCGGCATGGGAGCCAATGGAGAAATCTTTCATGCGCGCTGGACTGATGCCACGAAGTTAGCCGTCATCTATGAAGTCCAAATGCTCTTGTTTCGGAACATCACGACGGCATTTGCCGCTGGTATTTACAACTTTAGTTTGGATATCAAGCGGGCTTGGACGGTGGATGGTTCGGGCGGTACGACGTTGACATTGACTGGAGACAACAATCAACTCCGGACAAGTATGGGGGCATCACTCTTTGGTGCTATCAGGGTCTCAACTACGGCTGCCCTGACTGCTGGTACGAGTACAGTCGATACACAGTCAATTGGTGCGACCTATGGAAGTGTTGGGACAACTCCAACCATAGGAGCGGTCTATATCCCAGGCCCGAGCGTTACCGGAACCGGAGGTCAGGGAGGACCGGGAGTCTACTTGTTCTCGCGCGATCCTGGTTCGGAGCATCCGATTGTTCTGGCTCAGAATGAAGGCATAGCGATAAGAGGCAACGTTCCTGCTACAGGTACATGGGTTGCGGCAGTCTCGATGAAGTGGGCAGAGGTCACGGCTTACTGATGGAGCAGTTTGCTACCTATCCCGCATATTCGATGGAGTGGCATTCGGCAGGGCACAATCCTGCGGACTCAACTACCTACTTCATTGGCAATATCCCGGCTGCTCCAACAGTGACCGCAGGAGCACCATACCGGGTCTACTTTCCACGCTCAGGACGTATCAGGAAGATCGCGGTCATCATCGCGGTCTTTGGAACCCTCGGAAGTGTGGAAACGGGGACCGTCTCACTTGAGATCAACAACACCACGTCATATCAGATAAGCAATCAATTCACTTGGTCTGCACTCATTCAAAGCACGGGATCTGTCTTTGAGGACGATACGGCTCCGGTGATCGAACAGAACGACTATTTTCAAGTCCGAGTAGACACTCCGGCATGGGCAACCAATCCTACCTCTGTGATCTATTGGGGTTCTCTCTGGATCGAAGCATGATCAAGTTCTTTGCTCCCGCGGTGACGGCGATCCAGGCTGCTACGTTTGTAGCGAACAAGTCTTTCCCGATGACCTACTATGCTTCGGTCTACTATGATCCCGCTTCTCCGCTCGTCACTACTCCCGGCTTCGTCTTTGAGGCCCATGTGAACGATGAAGCCTGGGCAATGGTGAAGACAGCAATAGTTGCCATGGCTGGTACACTTGCGAGTAGCAAGGTTAGAGTGATCTTCGACCATATGGACATTTCTCGGACTGCCGGCCGGCCAACTCCCAAGATAGCCTTCGTCAATAGCGACGGCTCACAGAGTGAAACATGAGCAAGATTGACGAGGTAGGTAGCTTCGGAGCACCGCTTTCCTACCGTGTCTCAGGTCTAGATACTCTGCGGATCAAGGCTTTCAATTCCTGGCCTCAGACGGAGCAGGTTATAACGACTGACCCGTTACGGTCTGTTGCTGGTCCTGAGAACTTCCAGTTCAAGCTCGTTGTGAAGTTTGTTCGTCTTAGCGATCCAACCGCCATCGTCACGTGTACCAAGATCGGGACGATGGACAATGACCGAGCAGCGAACGGAGTTGCATCCGGTGGAATCATAGCGCTTCCGTTCGGTGTTGCTGCCAACAAGCAGCGTCAGGTTGCGGACGCCAACTGTACATTCAACAGCAAGAGTATTACGGCGTTCTCGGTAGCCAACCCAACCCAGGTTACGACTTCAGCACCGCACGGTCTTACTACCGGTGATCTCGTTCTCATCTCAGGCTCTACCAGCACTCCGAATGCTGATGGTCTTTGGTACGTCCAGAACGCTTCAGGATCAACATTCAACATCGCCTTGAACGTAAGCGGAACTGGTACTGGTACAGTAGTTACATCGAGGACGCTGACAAGCGCCACGGCGGCTTTTACAGCGGGGGACGTAGGTAAGAACATCACTTTGAGCGTGGGAGGCTCAACAGCCAATCAGGACGGTACGTGGGGGACTGGTCAGCCTTGGGCAGGAACAACTCCTACCAGTCCTGCTCAGGGGCCGAAGTTCCCGGTCAGGGCTCCCAATGTCACCTACGATGGAGTGATCATAGGTTTTACCAACTCCACCACGGTTACGGTCAAGCCTTCGCTGGTAGTGAATCCCAACGGTACGGGAGTCCTGAAGATCGACCCAATCATGCTAGGGGATCAAGACGGACTTGAGCTTGGGGACGGTTGGGTAGTTGGGGTCGATATCAACTACTGGCAGGGTACTCCGAAGCCCGGCCAGAGCATGTTTGAGTGTGAGATCAACCGTGGCGTGTTCAATATGCACGAAGGGATCTCGCTGATTCCAAAGAGTTACCTGGAGACTTCGGGACATCTTTCGTGGCCTTATGGTAGACCCGGACCTACGAACTCTCTCAGTGGGCATGGATACACACGGACGGTGACGATTGCTAATCCCGGGGCTGGAAACGATTGGACGATCACAGTTCCCACGAATGCCCATTGGAAGTTGATCGGAATCCGGGCGACCCTTGCGGCGGTTGGAGCGGCGAACCGCAATCCCCTGCTTTTGTTCGATGATGGCTCGGCAAACGTCTGGAACTCTCCTATAGCCAGTACGGCCCAGGTCGCGGCGACTACCGTTTCTTATTCCTGGGGATTTGGACTCACCGAAAAGAGCATTACTCCTGCGGCTGGGAACATTCAAGCTTCCATCAGCCTTGCGGGATTGGCTGAGTTCCAGGAGGGTGGACGAATCAGGAGTTCTACTCCGGGGATTCAGGCTGGAGATACGTGGACGAACATCAATGCCTTGGTTGAGGAATGGATTTGCGAGTGATCCTCGTCCTCGTTCTTCAGGCTTCGTTGTGCGTTGGGAGGGTGACCGACAAGGCTCCGCATTCGATGCAGTCTCTTCCGAAGCCTGCTTACGGACAGACTTACACTGATCCGGCTTTCGGAACGAGGATCACGCGGGTTACAGATCGTTGGGATGGTAGCGACATCTTCAAGCCGATGTACTCCACGATGCCGGCTTGGAACGCAGACGAGACGCTGTTGCTCCTCTGGAGCCGCCAGCACGGTCATGTCCTGTTCTACGGTCAGCCGCCTTACTGGCCTCTTGCGTTCTTGAACCCCTTTCATCCGACGGACATAGAACAGGTTCTATGGGACCCTACCGACCCTAACGTGCTCTGGTATCCCAGCAACTTCAGCTTCGGGCTAGAAGGTGCGATACCGGTCCTGATGAAACAGACCATCAAGCCATGGGAGACGAAGGGTTACCACGACTTCAGAACGCCTCCAACAAACTGTCCTGTTACATGGTCGGATCTCTTGAAGCTTGGAAGTGATCCTCAATGGATGGGGTACGACCGGAAGATCGTCGGTTTGCAGTGCGGGAACACGAAGTTTCTGTATTCCATCACCGAGGACAAGGTGCTGGCGGTTGGTAACGAGGCCACTCCCAACGCTCCCATAGTTGGACCTTCTGAGACTAGAGCATTCCTAGACGGTCACGTTCTAGACATGGACCTCAGAGACCTTGGGTTACTTCCCATGGCGAATCCGGGAGAGCATGCAAGCCTGGGAAGGGACTCTCAAGGTCATGACCGCTGGAATGCTGTTGCCTTCGACGGTTCTCCTACAGGCACTCTTGTTTCATGGGATCTGGTCACAAGGGCTCTACGAGTCATTGTAGGGCCTTCAACGGGCTGGCCTGACCCTAAGAGCGGCACGCACCTTTCCGCTATCGCTACAAAGGTTCCTGGGTGGGTTGTGGTGGGTTCTGTGGGTGCCCATACAGGTCAGACTGTCTTGGACAACGAGATTATCCTGGCCAACGTGGACTCGGGAGAAGTCTGCCGGATAGCTCACGCCAGAACCAAGGCTGGGACAGACTGTGGACCGAAGCACGATCAGTGTCCTTGGGGATATTGGGGTGAGATTCATCCGGTGAACTCTCCAAGCGGTAAGCAAATCGCCTTCGGTTCGGACTGGATGGGATCGGATTCGGTAGATACTTACGTCGTGGATCTGAGGAGATAGGAATGGCCGGAACGCTCAAAAGACTCGCGGGTCCGTTGGCGTTGACTACTACTCTTACCACAAACATCTTCAACCAAGCCTCTGCTCTTATAGTCTCCGAGATCAACCATATCCATGTGGTCAACAAGACTGGAGCGGCGGCTACGTTTTCGCTGTGGCTCGGAGCAACCGGAGCCAATGCTGCGGGTACTGAGGTATGGTCCGCTCAGAGTGTAGGGGCAAATGCCGTCTATGACTGGTACGGACGATTGTTCATGGCTTCTACCGACTTCCTGGTGGGTGGAGCTTCGGCCAACACGACGTTGACGATTACGATAGAAGGGCAACAGAACGCTGCGTAAGGAGGACTATGACCAAGAGAAAGTCTGACCAAGGCGAATCGGACGAACCCGAGGAAGCAGAGCGGGAATACTACTGCGCTCATTGCGACAAGAGATGGGTTGGGACATCTGGCGATTGTCCGGATTGCTCTAAGGAGTAAGCATGGCTGAGGAACGTTCAGGCGGTGGAGATCAACCAGCAACGAGGCTGTTCACGATTACCCCCGCTGACAATACGGAGCTACAGGCGGAAACGAGAGCGATCTGGGTCGGTGGGGCGGGGAACATCAACGTGTGGGCTATCGGTGATGGATTCCCGACGCTGATCTCTGCCGTTCCTGCCGGTACGACTCTGGCTATCAGAGCAAGGCAGGTGTTCTCGACCAGCACAACCGCTACGTTGCTCGTGGGTATGTATTAGTGTTCTTTCCACGGTTTGCATTGGCTCTTGGGGCTAGCAATAGAGGTTCGGGAGTGAGTAACGGACTGATTTCGTACTGGAAGATGGACGAAGCCTCTAGCGGTGCTGGTGCTGTTCCAAGGTTGGACTCCGCGCCGACTGGTAACACACTCACGGACAACAATACGACTCCAAACGGAACTGGCAAGATCGGTAATTGTCTTGCTCCAGCTGCGGCGAATACGGAGTTTCTGAGTAGAGCGAGCAACTCCAGCCTTCAGACAGGAGACATAGACTTCACTTGGACCGGATGGATTCAGACCAGCGACGAAACAGTTACTAGAATGGTGTTTGGCAAGAACGCCAACGGAGTAAATGGACCCTACAGACTCAACACCACCGGGATCACCTTTGATAAACTCATCTTCAGTGTGTTTGATGGTAGTAGCCTGGGATCGGTGACTGCGAACACATTCGGTGCTTTGTCGTTGAATACGTGGTACTTTTTCATGTGCAAGCACGATTCAGTTGCTAATCTCATAAGCATTTCAGTCAATGCAGGAACGGCAGACACTCAGGCTTGGACTACGGGAACGAATGTGGAGACGGGTGGATTGGCGATTGGACAAGCCGGAGAGACTCCCGGAGCTACGTGGTCTGGGCTCATTGACGAAGTGGGCTTCTGGAAGCGGGCTTTGAGTCAAAGCGAGATCGCATTCCTCTATAACGGTGGTACTGGTAGAACCTATCCCTTCTAATGGCCTACAAAGACAAGACCGACTTGCTCAAAGAGGCCATTCGCTGCTTCCGTCTGGTGACTCAAGCCGAAGCGGAGCAGAGGAAGCGGGAGAAGGAAGACCTGCGCTTCCAGGTTCCCGAGTTCCAGTGGGACGATGCTGCACTTCAGGCCCGTAGGGGAGGTACGCAGGGTTCTCTCAGCACTCCTCCGAGACCAATTCTCTCGGTGTCACTTGTTCAACAGCCCATGCAGTTGGTACAGAACCAAGCCGCGGCAGCGGACTTGGGAGTCAACATCCATCCAGTTAGTGAACTGGCGGATGAGGAACTAGCCGAGATCAAACAAGGACTCTATAGACGCATTGAGAGAGACAGCAACGCCGAACAGGTGAGGCTGTGGGCGTTTGATCGTGCTAAGCAGTGCGGAAGGGGCTGGTACAGGGTCATCACTCAGTGGGACGACGAGGGAGACGATCCCTCGGATCAGGAGATCGTTATCAAGCGGATCCTGCATCAGGACTGCGTTTACATGGATCCTGCGGCGCAAGAGCCTGATTTCTCTGATGCCGAATGGGCCTTTGTTACGTCCTGGGTTCCACGTGAAACATTCAAGAGGCTGTACCCCAAGGCGAAACTTTCCGAGGCTACCAGCGATCTGGAGTTCAGCGAGTACCTCAAGGACACTCCAGAATGGGTGGATGGAACGGGAGAGGAAACGGCGTACCTCGTTGCGGAATACTTCTACAAAGATCACGAGTACGAAGAGATCAAGTACGGAGAGAAACAGACCAGAAAGAAGGACAAGGTTTCTGTCAAGTGGTGCAAACTGAACGCAGCCGAGGTCTTGGAGGAAGGTGATTGGAACGGTAAGCACATTCCGCTGATTCCGGTCATTGGTAGAGAGCTGCAGCCGTTCGATTCGGAGCGTCGTTTCGAGGGGATGATTCGTCCCGCAAGGGATGGTCAGAGGGCCTATAACTTCTCAATCTCTACGTTCATCGAGCGGATGGCTCTGGAGCCCAAGATTCCGTGGGTGGGTCCGGAAGGCTTCATGGAAGGCCACGAAGCCGAGTGGCAGCAGAGCAACGTCCGGAACCTCGTAGCACTTCAATACAAAGCCACTACGATCCAGGGGACACAAACTGCTGCGCCTCCACCACAAAGGGCTCAACTGGACTCAACCGGAATGAGCCTTGCGATGATGGGCATGCAGGAGTCCAGAGGACTCGTCCAGTCCGCTACGGCGATGTTTGATCCGTCTCTAGGAGAGACTCCGAAGCGCGGTCAGTCCGGAAGATCCGTCATCGCTCAACAGCAACAAGCTGACGCTGGTACGAGCAACTATCTTCAGAATCTTGCGAATATCTCCATGCCCTATGAGGCCAAGGTGGTCTTGGATCTCATTCCGGCGATCTATGACCGTCCCGGGAGAGTCACGGAGATTCTTGGAGGGGAGGACGAAAAGAGCAAGAAGGTCATGCTCAACGCTCCGTTCATTCCAGACGAAACAGGCCATCCCCAGCCAGCACCGGAGAG